TGGTACGCCTACAACACGCCGAGCACACAGCTTGTTATGGCGGTGCTGCGCAAGCGCAAAGGCGAGGCGCTGCCCACGCAGGCAATTGCTGATGCCGCCGAGCGCAGCAGGCCGACCGCGCACCGGATTCTGAAAGTGTGCGCGGCAGTGGGCGAGGTGAAGCGGACGACTCGGCGAGTCGGGCGAGTCACGGCCGACGTGTGGGAGATCGCGGAATGAGCGCCCGGATTTCGGGCAAAGAAAAGCCCGCGAGGGAGTGCAATCCCTGCGGGCCGGGTGCAACTTTTGAAACGTGGGAGGGAATTATGGAACATCAAACCGGGTACGGCAAGTTCGTATCGCGAAAGCTGGCGATGGTTTCGCGCCAAGGTGTCGCGGGCGACTTGTCGGGATACTCGCTCAAGCCGCACCAGAACGACCTGACGGCATGGGCTCTGCGCCGCGGATGCGCTGCCATCTTTGCAGACACCGGGCTTGGGAAAAGCCGGATGCAGATTGCTTGGGCCGACGTGGTGCGCAAGCAATCCAGCGACTCGCGAATCATCATCCTCGCGCCTCTGGCCGTAGCAGGGCAGACGATCGAAGAGGCTGAAAAGATCGGCGTATCGGTGAATTACTGCCGGGACGATTCCGATGTGCGCGACGGTATCAACATCACCAACTACGACCGCATTCACAAGTTCGACTGCGGCCAGTTCTCCGGTGCGGTGCTGGACGAGTCGAGCATCATCAAGCACCACGCCGCGAAGACGCTGCAAACCCTGCTGGATGCGTTCCGCGCCACACCATTCAAGCTCTGCGCCACCGCCACGCCAGCCCCGAACGACTGGACCGAGCTGGGCAACCATGCCGAGTTTTTGGGTGTTCGGTCGCGTGCCGAGATGCTGGCCGAGTTCTTCATTCACGACGGCGGCGACACGCAGACATGGAGGCTCAAGGGTCATGCGCGGCACCTGTTCTGGCGGTGGGTAGCTTCGTGGGGCGCGATGGTGCGCAGCCCTGCCGACCTTGGGCATGACGCCAGCGAGTACGAATTGCCGCCGCTGCATGTGCATCAGCACACCGTCGAGATTGAGCACAACGACGCCCACGGCCTGTTCGCGACGGAGGCTCAAACCCTGAGCGAACGCCGCGACGCCCGCCGTGCCAGTCTCGTTGAGCGCGTCCGCGAGTGTGCCCGCATCGTCAATGCTGACGCGCAGCCGTGGGTGGTGTGGTGCGACCTGAACGCAGAGGGTGACGCCCTGACCGCGGCAATTGACGGGGCTGTGCAGATCAGCGGGGCAGACGATACGGACGTGAAAGAGCGCCGGCTGCACGATTTCGCTGCCGGCCGCATTCGGGTTCTTGTTTCCAAGCCGTCTATCTGTGGGTTTGGCTTGAACTGGCAGCACGCATCCCGCATGGCCTTCGTAGGCGTCACTGACTCCTTCGAGGCGTATTACCAGGCTGTGCGCCGGGAATACCGATTCGGCCAAACCAAGCCCGTCCATGTGCATGTCTTTGCCTCGAACCTTGAGGGCGCAGTCGTCGCCAATCTCAAGCGCAAGGAGCGCGATGCGCAAGCAATGGCCGAGGCCATGGCAGCAGAAACCATTCAAGCCGTGCAGTCCGAAATCTTCGGCTTCACCAAGGACACCAACATCTATCAGCCTGCGCGCGCCATCGCCGTGCCGGCCTTTCTTTTCGGGGAATCGGCATGAACTGCATTGACCAATCCATTGGCGAGAACTACGCCCTGTATCACGGCGACTGCGTAGAGGTTTTGAAGGGTATCCCATCGCAGTCGGTCGATTACTCGATCTTCTCGCCCCCGTTCGCCAGCCTCTACACCTACTCCAACAGCCCGCGCGACATGGGCAACTGCCGGAGCAATGAAGAGTTTTTCGAGCACTTCGGATTCCTGGTGGATGAACTGGCCCGCGTGATGAAGCCCGGCCACAACGTGAGCTTTCATTGCATGTTGTTTCCGGCCAGCAAGGAGCGCGACGGGTTCATCGGGTTGAAGGATTTTCGGGGCGACCTGATCCGGGCGTTCAAGGAAAAGGGATTCATCCATCACGCCGAGGTCGTTATCTGGAAAGACCCGGTAACGCAGATGCAGCGCACCAAGGCACTCGGCCTGCTGCACAAGACCGTTCGGGAAAACGCGTGCATGAGCCGGCAGGGCTTGCCTGACTACCTCATTACGATGCGCGCGCCCGGCGAGATGGTGGATCGCGTCAAGCACACCCACGAAAACTATCCCGTGAGCGAGTGGCAGAAAGTCGCTAGTCCGGTGTGGATGGACATCGACCCGTCCGACACCCTGCAATACCAGTCCGCCCGCGACAACGACGACGAACGTCACATTTGCCCGTTGCAGCTCGAAGTGATCCGGCGGGGTATTGAGCTTTGGACGAATCCTGGCGACGTGGTTCTGAGCCCGTTTGGCGGCATCGGCAGCGAGCCGTATGTGGCGCTACAGATGGGGCGCAAGGCTGTTGCTGTTGAGTTGAAGGACAGCTATTTCAAGCAGCTTGTTCGCAACGTTGAAAACGCAACACGGCAAACCGCCGACCTCTTTTCGGGGCCCGCAGCATGACCGCAAAGATCTTTGATCTCGTTACCTACCGCGCCGCCCATCCGGGTAACGCCGTCCGCGTCCAAGTCCATTTCGATCCGTTGTGGTGGCCGCGGTTCTGGCTGGCGCTGTGGGGGATTCGGTGATGGCTCGCACCCTCGAACTTTGCGCAGGAGTCGGAATGCTTGAGGTGGCCGCGTAATGGCCGAATCCTGGGTCCGACTCTGGTCCGGCATGACCACCGACCCGAAGTGGCAGACGGTCGCCCGTAAGTCGGGGCAGCCTCGCAGCCTGGTGATCGCGCTCTTTACGCATCTCATGCTCGAGGCCAACGACGCCGACGAACGCGGGTCGCTCGCTGACGTTGATGTCGAGGACGTTGCGTCCGCTCTGGACTGCGACGAAGAAGCCGTGGTGGCGATTCTCGAAGCGATGGAGGGGCGCGTCATTGAGGACGGGTTTCTGTCCGGCTGGGATCGGCGCCAGCCCGTGCGCGAGGACTCAGGAAATCCGCAGACCGGAGCGCTTTCGAGCACCGAACGAAGCCGCCTGCACCGTGAAAAAAAGCGACTTGAAACGCAATGCAACGCGCGCAACGACGATGCAACGCGATGCAACGCACCAGAAGCAGAAGCAGACACAGAAGCAGATATACCTCCTACCCCTCCCGCGCGTGACGGCGATTTCCGGATGGACCTCGACTGGCAACCGTCCGAGCACTTCCCGACCCTCGCCCGGCAAGCCGGCGTCCCTGCAGACCACATCACCGCCGAGGCCATCGCCGAATTCCGGAGTTACTGGATCGGCCAGGGCGCCGCGATGAGTCAGCACCAGTGGGACCACAAGCTGCTGACGAATCTGAAGGCCCAGAAGCTCCGCGGCGGACAATCCCCGCCCGGAAGGGCAAACGCCCGGGCATCTCCCGGCCAGCCCCGCACCCTCTCGGAGGGCAGGGCAGCCGCGGCAAAAGCGATCTTCAACCCCGGACCCGCAGGAAACGATCATGGACATGAGCGCAGGACAATCGACGTTACGCCACCCCTTGCCGATGGGCTGGGTGCGAAAGCTCTTCGCTGAGCTACAGGGCAACTACGGGACGCGTTTTCTCGACATGTGGCGCAGCGGCCAGACCAACGTCGACGGCGACGATGTGGGGCTGCAGAACGCGATGAGCTTGTGGGCGGAGAGGCTGGGCGGATTCCGTGACAAGCCGGAGGCGATCCGTCGTGTGCTCGACGCACTCCCTGAGCACCCGCCGACGCTGCCGAAGTTTTTGGAGCTGTGCCGGGCTTGCTGCCCGGGCCCGGAACACAAGGCCCTGCCGGCGCCGAACCTTACCCCCGCGCAGATCGCGGAGCGCCAGGCAGCAGCCGAGGCGATGGTGCGCAAGGTTGCCGCGCCACGCTACGACCACAAGGCTTGGGCGCGGAAGCTCCAGACTGAATGGCTCGCTGGCCGAAATCTCGGCATGCAGCAGCAGGTCATGGGCAGTGAGGCGCTGCGCGAGCGCTGGCACATGGACAACGGCAAGCGCGAGTGCTCGCCGCTTGCGCAGGCCGAAGCCGCGTGACTGACCCAGCCCACACGCACCGCTGCCTGCTGCGCTGGATCTGCCGGGCGAGCGATGCCGACCGGGCGAAATTTGTCGAGGTCAGCAATCGGGTGCGGGGCGGGAAGGAAACCGCCGACCTGCTGGCCGAAGCGCGAGAGATGTTTGTGGAAATGAAGAAACGGGGCGAGATATGAGCGTAAGAATCAACGGAAAGGCGGGAAATCGGGCCGTGGCTGCGTTGAAACAGGGTCGGATAGGCGAGGGTTGCGCCGAGGGTGAAAAATCGCTTAAACGGACGATTTTGAGTGGTCCGGCGACCGCAGCTCAGCGCATGCAGGCGCTTGGGCGGCTCAAGGTGGGCACTCTGAACGAAACGGAACGGGCCTACGAGGCGCTGCTGAAAGAGTGGCAGCACCTCGGCATCGTGGCTTGGTTCAAGTTTGAGGGCGTGAAGCTGCGCTTGGCCGACAACACCTTCTACACCCCCGACTTTGCCGTGATGCTAGCTAACGGACAGATGGAGATGCACGAAGTCAAAGGCTTCTGGCAGGACGACGCACGGGCAAAGATCAAGATCGCCGCCGACATGTACCCGTTCCGGTTTGTGGCTGTTCGACCGAAGCCGAAGAAAGATGGCGGCGGCTGGGCGACGGAGGATTTTTGATGACCGAAAACATCCCCGACACCCACATCAAGCTCATGCGGTCCTGCGCCCGCAAAGACCCGGGATGGTATCTCAGCAATAGCCCTGCATGGGAGCGGATCACCGCGGAGGGATACGCGAAGGAAGTGCCGGCGTGCATCGGCAAGGGCGTCAAGGCTTGGGCGCTGACGGAGACCGGGCGGAAAATTGTGCAACGGAATTGGGGGGACTGATGGGAATCCGCGAAGATCAAGCGGCAGTGGCCGCAGTGGTCGGGCTGCTCGAGGACTGGGCGGCCTGGCAAAAGGGCTTCCGGATGAAGCTGGGCTATCCCACCAAGTCCGCAGGGATGGCATGTTCCGGCGCGTCGTCGTTTGAGGATCTGTGCGACGAGAGCGACAATGAGGTGATGCGCAAGGTGGATGCGTGCGTGTCGGATCTGCCGGCGATTCAAGGTGCGGCCGTGCTTCGGCGTTATGGCGTGGCGGCTGTGTTTCGGTTTCCCCGGGCGAATTACGAGGATGTGTTGTGCGATGCGCATTTGGCACTGATGGGCATGTTTGCGAAGAAAGGGGTTGCTACGGCCTGACGTGGTGCTAGAATTGGTCCGTGGGCGTTTTTGCGCCCAAAGAAAGCCGGTCGTCCGAAAGGGGTGCCGGCCTTTTTGCGTTCACCGTCCGAAAGGAGGTGATCCGTCCCCGCGACATCGCGGACCGCCGACGAGGCGACTACTCCCGCAGCTGGACCCCGACATGCAGACGCTCAAGCCCTCAATCAAGATGGCGCCGTCTCGCATTGCCAGGCCTGTGCCAACTGGCACGCCTAGGCTGCGCGGCAGCTCATGGCAAAAGATCCGCGCCGAATACTTCAGAGCTCACCCGCTCTGTGCGGAGTGCCAGCGCCAGGGCGTCACGCGTGCAGCTCAGGAGCTGGACCACGTTGTACCGCTTTGGAAGGGTGGAGCTGACGCGCCGAGCAACTACCAGGGCCTGTGCCGCGACTGCCACAAAGCCAAGACCGCCGATGAGGCGCGCGAACGGATGGGGTGTAGAAGGTGTTGTCGGCAAGCCGCAGCTTCAGCCCCTCGAATTTGTACCAGGCCACGATGCCGAGGTGCTGCCACTCTTTCAGCAGCGCCTCGTAGGCCCGTTC